GCATTAAAGTTTGAAGTTAAATCATCATGGGTTGATTTACTTCAATTAGTATTAATAACAGTGATCGGCGCTTATTTTGGCGGACGCTCATTTGAAAAAGTAAAAAAATAAAATTATGGGAAAATATTTAGTAACAGTAAGTCCAGATTTCAGCGCCGGTGCGGCAACTGGAACAGCTTACAGCGACAATGATATACTTTTTACATGGACACCTTTTAATGTGCCAAAATCACTAGGCGCTTTAGAATTAAAAAGTATATTTGCAACTTGGGTAGGAACAGATGGAGCAACAGGTAATGTACACGATTTTAGTTTATATTTTGCAAAAAGTATAAATGGAGAAGCACCTGCTAGTTTTGGAACTATTCACGCTGCGCCAACTGTTGTATTATCTAACGCTTTTAGAAGAAATCTACAAGGACACTTATTTATAGATGTTAGTGATGGAGCTGAAGCACATCTTGGTGGTGATGCTATAACTAGTTACAATATATTTAGTTACAACGCGGACACAGGAGCTTTACAAAACGGAGGTCCAAATATAATATTACACAATGATGATACTCGTATATTTGCAGGAGACTCTACTTATAGTGCGCCACCTGAAGGTTTTCAAACTTTTTGGGTAGCAGGTATTGCTCATGGAGCATTTGATTTTGCTACAGATATACAACTTAATCAAGTTGGTAATCAAGCTGCAGCAACAGCTGCTACTACTATAACTATAGAGCAAGGTGATGGAACCGCTGGTGTAGCTAATCAATCGTTTCAAAAAGGAGATATATTAATAGGTGCTACTGGTGGACCAACAATGGAGATTACTGATATGCTTTCAGGATCAGCTACAACGTTACAAGTAAAAGATATTAGTGAGCAAATTGACAATAACGAGGAATTAGTATTAAAACATCCAATGCAATTTCAATTTGGATTTGAAAATTAAAACAAACATAAATTAACTTAAATTAAATAAACATGGCAAAAACAAAAAAAGAAGAAGTAATTGACTTAAAACCTGAGAAAATTACAGATGAACAACTAAAAGAAATACAAGGCGTAATTGATAGTATTAATAGAGCTCAATTAGATATGGGTATATTAGAAACTAAAAAACATCATTTATTACACGTAATAGCTGGTCATCAAGATACTTTATCTAAAAAACAAACAGAGTTTGAAAAAGAATACGGTACTGCTGATATTAATATTCAAGACGGTACTATAAATTATGCAAAAGAAAATGGCGAAGTTAATAAGGAAGATTAGTGTAGGTAAAGACTACAAAAACGACGCTATGCATTATGCTGTTGGTCAGGAAGTTTATGGAGGACATACTATTTGTGATATAATAGAAGAAGACGATAAGTTTTCTATTTATATTAAAAAAAATAAAGATGTATTACCTTGGAAAGATTTTAACAAAAACATGGCGGTATCTGTAGAATATAACTTAGAATATTAAAATTATGAGCACACCTTTTAAATTAAAATCTGGTAATAAGCCAGAAAAATCAGGATTTTTTGGAGTAAAAATTGATTTAAAAAAATTATTTGAGCATTCTCCAGTAGGTATAATTACTAAGAAAGCTAAAAAAGCCTATAAAACTTACAAGGCTGATAAACCTAAATAATGAAAAGTGTTTACAACTTTGTTGTAGCGCCAAAAGGAAATAGATATAATAATACTAAAAAAATAGGTGATAAAGATTTTATATTAAATACTGAAATTTTTAATCATCAATATGTAAACAGAGAAGCTATTGTTATATCAACCCCTATTATTGGTAATACAGACATAAAACCAGGTGATACCGTTATATTACATCACAACGTGTTTAGAAGATGGCATAATGTAAAAGGTATAGAAAAAAATAGTAGAAGTTATTTTAATGAATCTACTTACTTAGTAAATTACGATCAAATATTTTTATATAAAAAAGTTGAAAAGTGGTTAACTCCAAAAGGTTATTGTTTTGTAAAACCATTAAAAGCTATAGATAAGTTTAACGTTAAGCAAGAAAAACCTTTACAAGGAATTGTTAAATATTCTGACGGCACTGTAAATGTTGATGATCTTGTTGGGTTTACACCGAACAGCGAATACGAGTTTATAATAGACAATCAAAAACTATACAGAGTTTTATCTAAATTTATTACAATTAAATATGAATATCAAGGAAACGAAGAAACTTATAATCCAAGCTGGACACAGAGCAGTTGAAGAACTGATTAATGTAGCTAGAGAAAAGATTATTACTAATACAGAAGACGACGTTTCTGCTGATAGATTAAAAAATGCTGCGGCTACTAAAAAGCTAGCTATATTTGATGCGTTTGAAATATTAAATAGAATCCAAGAAGAAGAAAACATATTGGAAGGCAAAAAGCCTGAAGATAAAAAAGATAGGGTGTTTAAAGGATTTGCAGAAGGTAGATCTAAGTAATGTACAAACAAACTTTATATAAAATAATCGAACCTATAAAACGTACGACTATAACTCGTATGAATAGGGGTAAAAAATGGAAATATGGATACAATAAAGAACATGATATTGTCGTTATATCAAAAACTGGTAAAATTGGGCAAATACTTGAAATACAAAATTTGCGTATTGGCTTGCCGTTGGAACCAATGCAAGTGTACTTGCGAAAACCCAATAAGTGGCAAAAAATAGAACCACCAAAAGAATTAAGTAAATTAAAAAATATATTTGATTGGAGATCATACCCAGATGAAGCAAAAGATCAATGGTATGATTACATAGACGAAGAGTTTAAAAGAAGAGAAGAAGGTTTTTGGTTTTATAACAATGGAAAACCAACATATATAACAGGTACGCATTACATGTATCTACAGTGGAGTAAAATAGACGTAGGTGCACCTGACTTTAGAGAAGCTAACAGATTATTTTATATATTTTGGGAAGCTTGTAAAGCTGATAAAAGATGTTACGGTATGTGTTATTTAAAAAACAGACGTTCTGGTTTTTCTTTTATGTCATCAGCAGAAACAGTTAATTTAGCTACTTTAGCTAGCGATGCTAGATATGGTATACTTTCTAAAACAGGTAGTGATGCTAAAAAAATGTTTACAGATAAAGTCGTACCTATTAGTATAAACTATCCATTTTTCTTTAAACCAATACAAGACGGTATGGATCGTCCTAAAACAGAATTAGCCTATAGAGTACCAGCTAGTAAGTTTACAAGAAAAAAAATAACAGCAAACGAAAAAGTAGAAGAATTAGAAGGATTAGACACTACGATAGACTGGAAAAACACAGGTGATAATAGCTATGATGGTGAAAAACTAAATTTACTAGTACACGACGAAAGTGGTAAATGGGAAAGACCAGATAATATATTAAATAATTGGAGAGTTACAAAAACGTGTTTAAGATTAGGTAGTAGGATTATAGGTAAATGCATGATGGGCTCGACTTCAAACTCATTAGATAAAGGTGGAGAAAATTTTAAAAAACTATACAGCTCATCAGATGTCACTAAAAGAAATAGAAATGGTCAGACAAAATCTGGTTTATATTCTTTGTTTATCCCAATGGAATGGAACTATGAAGGATTTATTGACGAGTACGGACTTCCTGTCTTTGATACTCCTGACTCAGACGTCTTTGCCCCAGATAGAGAACTAATAGACATAGGCGTTATAGATCATTGGCAAAACGAAGTTGATGGTTTAAAAGGCGATCAAGATGCTTTAAACGAGTTTTATAGACAATTTCCAAGAACTGAAGAGCACGCGTTTAGAGATGAAACAAAAAATAGTATATTTAATTTAGTAAAAATATACGAACAAATAGATTATAACGAAGAGATGGCAAGAACTCTTGGGATTACAACTGGTAATTTTCAATGGGTTAACGGAATTAAAGATTCACAAGTAATTTTTTATCCAGATGCTAAAGGTAGATTTAAATTAAGCTGGGTACCAAAACAAGAATTACAAAACAGAGTTATAATAAAAAACGGTATAAAATATCCTGGTAACGAGCATATGGGCGCTTTTGGATGTGACTCATATGACATATCAGGAACCGTAGATGGTCAAGGTTCTAAAGGAGCATTACACGGCCTAACTAAATTTAGCATGGAGGACGCTCCTGCAAACAGCTTCTTTTTAGAATACTTATCACGGCCACCTACGGCAGAAATATTTTTTGAAGATGTATTGATGGCTTTAGTTTTTTATAGCATGCCAATACTAGCAGAGAATAACAAACCAAGACTTCTTTATTATCTTAGAAGAAGAGGTTACAGAGGTTTTAGCATGAACCGTCCTGATAAAGTTTGGAATAAATTATCAACAGCTGAAAAAGAAATAGGTGGTATACCTAACACAAGTGAAGATATAAAACAAGCTCATGCCGCTGCGATTGAAATGTATATACAAGATCACGTAGGTATGAAGCAAGATGGAGGTTTTGGTAACCTGTATTTTAATTCTTTATTAAATGATTGGGCTAAGTTTGATATAAATAAAAGAACAAAGCACGATGCTACTATAAGTAGCGGTTTAGCTATAATGGCATGCAATAGACATTTGTACAGGCCAAACGCTAAAATAGAAAAACCAAAGTTAAACATAAGTATTTCTAAATATAAAAATACTGGAAATACATCACAAATAATTAAATAATAAATATGGCAGAGTCTGGCGTTAAAAGTTATTTTCCAAGTCAAGCAGTAAGCGACGCTGAAAAGTTAAGTTATGAGTACGGTTTAAAAGTAGCTAAAGCTATAGAAGCAGAGTGGTTTTACAATGATAAACAAAATAATAAATATAGAAACAATTACAATAATTATCATAGATTAAGATTGTACGCAAGAGGCGAGCAATCAATACAAAAATATAAGGATGAGTTATCTATAAATGGTGATTTGTCCTATTTAAATTTAGATTGGACACCTGTTCCTATTATACCTAAATTTGTAGATATATTAGTGAACGGTATGGCTCAAAGAACTTATGATGTTAAAGCTTTTTCTCAATCACCAAATGGAGTAGATAAAAGAACAAAGTACATGCAAGATATTATAGATGACATGGAAACAAAAGAGTTTGATACTATAATGTCTGAAGAGTTTAACGTGAACACTAGAAGAAGTACTATAGAAGAACTACCAAGTAACGTAGAAGAACTTGGTATTCATATGCAGTTGAATTATAAACAAGCTGTAGAGTTAGCAGAAGAACAAGCTATAAATGTTTTAATGCGAGGCAACAAATATGATTTAATACAAAAAAGATTTTATTATGATTTAGCTGTATTAGGTATTGGAGCTGTTAAAACTAATTTTACTACATCAGAAGGTATTACTATAAATTATGTTGATCCAGCTAATTTAGTTTATTCTTACACAGACTCTCCTTACTTTGAAGATATATATTACGCTGGTGAGGTTAAATCTATTCCAGTAAATGAATTAGCAAAACAGTTTCCTTTTTTAACACAAAGTGATCTTGAAGAAATAGTAAAAAAATCTTCTTATCATGTTAACAATCGTCATAATAGATACGCTACTGATAAAGAAGATAATAATAAAGTACAAGTTTTGTATTTTAACTATAGAACTTACATGAATGAAGTTTATAAGTTAAAAGAAACAGGAACAGGTGGTGATAAAGCTATAGAAAAAAACGATCAATTTAATCCACCAGAAAACAAAGAAGGTGGTTATTCAAAATTACAAAGAAATATAGAGGTTTTATATGACGGCGCTTTAGTTTTAGGAACAAATAAATTACTTAGATGGGAAATGGCTGCAAATATGGTTAGACCTAAAAGTGATTTTACAAAAGTAAAAATGAACTATGCTATAGTAGCTCCTAGAATGTATAATAATAAAATAGAAAGCTTAGTTAGAAGAATAACTGGTTTTGCTGATATGATACAACTTACTCACTTAAAACTACAACAAGTGATGTCGCGTATGGTGCCAGATGGTGTTTATTTAGATGCTGATGGTTTAGCTGAAATAGACTTAGGTAATGGTACTAATTATAATCCACAAGAAGCGCTTAATATGTTTTTTCAAACAGGTAGCGTTATAGGTAGATCGTTTACTAGCGAGGGTGATATAAATCCTGGTAAAGTGCCTATTCAAGAAATTACATCTGGATCTGGTGGTAATAAGCTACAAGCTTTAATTGGTACATACAATTATTACTTACAAATGATAAGAGATACTACTGGATTAAACGAAGCTAGAGATGGTAGTATGCCAGATAAAAACGCTTTAGTAGGCGTACAAAAACTAGCGGCAGCGAATTCAAATACAGCAACAAGGCACGTGTTGCAAGCTGGTTTGTTTTTAACTTCTGAAGTAGCAGAGTGCTTGTCACTTAGAATATCTGATGTTTTAGAATATTCACCAACTAAAGAAGCTTTTATTCATGCAATAGGTTCTCATAATGTAGCTACATTAGAAGAAATGTCACAATTACATTTATATGATTTTGGTATTTTTATAGAACTACAACCAGATGAAGAAGAAAAAGCTATGCTTGAAAATAATATTCAAATGGCACTTCAACAAAAAAATATAGAACTTGAAGACGCTATAGATATTAGAGAAATTAAAAATATAAAGTTAGCAAACCAACTATTAAAAATAAGAAGAAAGAAAAAACAAGACGCAGATAGAAATTTGCAGATGCAAAACATACAAGCTCAATCTCAAGCTAACGCTCAAGCTTCTCAACAAGCTGCTCAAGTAGAAATACAGAAAAATCAAGCTATGTCTCAATCAAAAGCTCAGTTAGCACAAGTGCAAGCGCAAATAGATATGCAAAAAATGCAACAAGAAGTTGAAGCTAAAAAAGAATTAATGGAGCTAGAGTTTCAATACAATATGAAACTTAAAGGTATTGAAGTTGATGGTATGAAAAACAGAGAAAAACAAAAAGAAGATAGAAAAGATGAAAGAACGAAAATTCAAGCCTCACAACAATCAGAACTTATTGATCAAAGAAAAACAGGTAAACCACCTAAAAACTTTGAATCAGCAGGTAATGATATTATAGGTGGAGG